ATTACGAAGGAGGACACATGACACGCGAGGACATCATCCGCATGGCGCGGGAGGCGGGATTCCCTGACTACGCTATGGGGCTAGCAAGCGAAGACGCTTGGCAGAAAACTGAACTCTTCGCCGCCCTTGTCGCAGCAGCCGAGCGAGAGGCGTGTGCCGAGGTTTGTGAAAAACAAATGAAGTCATACATGAGCAAGCAATACACAGTTGACCCGTTAGGCGGGTTTAGAGAAAGGTTTGCTGCCGAACAATGCGCCGCCGCCATCCGTGCGAGGGGGAGCAAGTGACACGCACTTGTAAGCAATGCGGTCAGAAGTTCTTCGGCGCGTCGAGCATTCTCCAGCATCGCAGCGGTGCTTGCGGTGGCGAGGAATTACTGAAGTCTCGCGGCTGGGTTAAGACCAAGGCAGGATGGGTATCACCACAACGCGCAGCGCACGACAAACGCCGTGGAGTTTGAGCGGCTGATGAAAAACCGGGATGCGCCGCATATTGATTACGGCGCATTCCTCGGGTTGCTGCCGAACAACCCTAAAGCCTGCCCGTGCAATATCGACGGCATCATCGAGCGCAAGGGAAAGTTCCTCGTACTAGAATGGAAGCGCGAGGGTGAGGGGATGTCCGAAGGGCTGCGCCGCACCTTGCAGGCACTCGCTGCCACGCCAAACTTCCAAGTGTGGGTGGTGCGCGGGGATACGGACGAAGGGCTACGGATAGCGCGGTTTTTCTTCGTGCCGCCGCAGGGCAAAGCAATGCTGCTTGGGGAAGGCGTGGAGGAATTTGTACGCGCCTACAAACTCTGGTACGAATGGGCTGACGGGTCTTTCTGATGCGCTACGCCGCACGCCGAGATGCTAACGATGCCGCCATCACCGCAGCCGTAAGAGCGGCGGGGTTTACGGTGTACGATTTGGGGCAGGCAGGGCAGGGAGTCCCCGATAAACTGGTCACCGCCCCCGGTTTTGCTGCCTTCCTTGAAATCAAGACCCCGACGGGCAAACTGCGAAGGGGTCAGGAACGCTTCCAGATGGCGTTTGAGCCGCTTGGGATGTGGTACCTAGCCCGTGACCCTGCCGAGACTGTTGCGTGGCTTCAGGCGCGGCTGACGACGACCCAGAAGCCTTGACCCATGAGTTGATGGTGCTGGAGGTGGTGGATGTGGAACCGCTCACAGAGCCGGGGAAGCCACCAACGGGCAGGCTCTTGGATGAGGTGGGCGTTGCGCCCGTCCGATAACACCTTGACCGCCGCCCCCGTGTGGACGCTGAAGAAGCCCAGCCGGGGCATGATACGGGCAAGGTCATCCAACACCGCGTCGAGCCGGTCAGGTTCAATGTGTTCCAGCACATCAATGCAGCAGACCATATCAGCCTCTACGGGAGGCCCGTACTCTGGGAAGGCTGGGTCATAGGGGTGGTAATCAAACTCCAGCCCTGCGCCCTGTAGGGCGGTTTGGAGGTGCTTCTTCCCGGCCCCATAGTCGGAAATTGACCGGATAGAGTTATCCACAGCCAATTTAGCGACAAGGGGCGCGAAGGCTAGTGAGGCCACCCCGTAATTAGGATTTGTGTGCAGTTCGACCTGTTGGGCGCGGTAGGCTTCGGAGATGGTGTCCATACCCCAGTTTACCCCGGTAAAAAAAAGTTTGCTAAAGGTGTTGACAGGTAGGGCGGTATGCCCTAATCTACTCCCATACCAGCACGGTGCTGGCTTACCACAGAGAGGTAACTGACATGGACACGACCACCAACACCATCACCCTGACCATCCCCGCCGACGCTGCCCGTCTCGTTCGTTACGCGCTGCTGCGTCAGTACGGCTACATCTTCGAGAATCTTGGCAAGGAAGACGCATCGAAGAACAAGTCGCTTGAAGCACTCGACGCGCTTATCGACCAGATTGAAGAACTCGCCCGTTAATCATCTTCACCACAAACAGGAGAAACAACCATGTTTTACGCCATCTTCAACATGAACGACTTTAGCCGCGCTAGTGGCAAGTACCGCGACAAGTCAAACGCGCAGGCCGATTGTGAGCGAATGAATCTCTACGGCCGCATTTACCAAGTCGTCGAGGTAGACGCAACCGGGCATCCGTTCTAACCACCCCGTCTCTTTCCACAGAAATGATTGTCGCCGACTTTCGCGCTGCCCTCGCCCGTGCTGGACTTACACAGCGCGGTGCGGCTAGGGCGCTTGAAATTAACGAGCGTACTGTGCGCCGATACTGCGCCGGATACCCTGTGCCGCGTGTCGTTTGGTTAGCATTGGAGAGGCTTGCGCTCAAGCCGTGAGCGGTCTAGAGTCATGGTATCCTTCTGGGGGACGCTATGGCTTCTCACGAAAAAACCGCTGCGCTTTTTGTCGGAACCATGTTCCACAGCGCGACCATCACGCACCTTCAGCACCTTGCAACAAAGTCCTACGCTCAACATAAGGCTTTGCAAAAATACTATGAGGCAATTCCCGGCTTTGTAGACGCTTATGCAGAGGCGTTTCAAGGGCGCTACGGCATCATCACGGGTTACGATGTCGAGTTCCACAAGAACAGCAATCCGAAGGCGTATGTGAAGTCGCTGCTGACCTTCCTCGACGAAATTAAAGGCTCACTCCCGAAGGACAGCGACCTTGTTAACCTGTTTGACGCGGTTGTGGATGCCGTGACGAGCCTTAAGTACAAACTCGAAAACCTCGAATAATGGCGAAGAAAGCGGAACCGTCACGGGTTGCTGCCGCGCTGCAATACCTCCAGCAGATGCGCGACCGTGCCGCTGACTTCGGTGGCGGGGTGGTGGAGAACCTCGCAGACCGCGCCAGAAGCGTCGGAGGACTCGCATACGAGGCTCTGGCGACCGACCCCAACATGGGGCGCATGACGACGGCAGAGTACGCCCAAGCCGCCGACCGCCCAACCCCTCGCTTAGACCAAGCCGCCCAAGACCTCGGTACCATCGGCAAGGCAATCGTTACGCAGCCGGTTCAGACGGGCAAGGCTTTCGTGCAGGGCGAGGTTGAACGCGCACGGCAGGCAATGACCAGCCCCCGCGCTGCTGGTGAATACGCAGGGTCGATGGTTGACCCTATGCGGATAGCAGCCGCGCTACGCAAAACCGCCCCTATCGCTGAACTAGATGTTTACCACGGCACCCCGCATCGGTTCCCCGCGACGGAGGCTAACCCGCTAGGGGAGTTTGACGCTAGCAAGATTGGCACGGGCGAGGGGGCGCAGGCTTTCGGGCATGGAATTTACCTTGCCGAAAAACCAAATGTTGCTCAAGACTATCAATTTATGTTGAGCAAAATTGACCCAGAAACCGTTACTTATCAAGGCAAGCCTGTCCAAAAATGGTATGACATGGCGCAAGCCGAGCAAGACAGAGCGCATAGGTTAGGCGACCGTACTGCGATTGACCGCGCTAACGCAAAATTGGCGTATTGGGAAAATGTCATGACTCGCCGCCATCCAGAAGATGTAAAGCGCGTGGCAAACGACCCGGATGACGGGTGGCCTACCTTTGCAAACTATGCAAACTCTTTGGAAATGGAAAAATTTGGCGGGTTGAAAGAAGCAGGCTCCCTTTACAAAGCCGACCTCCCCGACGAGATGATAGACCGTATGCTCGATTGGGATAAGCCGTTGAGTGAGCAGCCGGAAAGTGTCCAGACAATTTTGAAAAATTTAGCCAAAAAAGACGCAGAAAAATACGGGGAAGGCGGTGGTCTTGATTACTACATGGGCGACCCAGATAGTTACGATGGTGAGAGCGTTTACCGTTATCTTGCTGAACAGCAAGACAGTCAAGTTAACACATCTGAATACTTTAAAAATCTAGGCATCCCCGGCATCAAGTATTTAGACGCAGGCAGTCGCGGCGGTGACTCTGCAACCGGAACGCGCAACTTCGTTGTGTTCCCCGGTGAGGAAAAGAAGGTACGCATATTGGAGCGTAAGTAAGTTAACCAAAGGCAACAGCGGCAAAGATAGTTTCATTAGATAAACAATCACGATATATTAACCACGGTATGCCAGCAGGTCGCCCCAAAGGAAGCCCTAACAAGTCAACCCAAGCAGCGAGGGAGGCCATCTCTCGTTTCGTAGACGGCAACGCAGACCGCTTGCAGGGCTGGCTCGACGAGATACACCAAGAGAAGGGCGCAGAGGCGGCGTTCAAGTGCTTCAGCGACTTGCTCGAATACCATGTGCCTAAACTCGCACGCCACGAACACAGCGGCCCTGACGGCAGCAAGATTGAGATTGAGGCGACTTGGGGCAAGCCCGAGTGAAGCAGCGGGTAGAACTCCCGTATCGCCCTAGACGGGCTTTCATGCCGTTCCACGACCGCACAAAGCGGTGGGCCTGCCTCGTCGCGCATCGGCGTGCTGGCAAGACTGTCGCAGCGGTTAACGACATCATCCGCGCAGCCTTCATGTACCGGGGGCCAAACGGCCTCTTTGGGTATGTCGCCCCCTACCAGAACCAAGCACGCCGCATTGCGTGGGACTACTTCAAGCACTACGCCCAGCCGCTCATCAGCGACACCAACGAGCAGATGATGACCATCACGCTCGTTAACAACACGAAGGTCAGCCTATTCGGCGCAGACAACGCAGACGCAATGCGCGGCCTCGGGTTCAGCGGCGTGTACATGGACGAATACGGCGACTTCAAGCCAAGCGTGTTTGGCAATGTCATCCGGCCTGCGCTCTCCGACAAACAAGGCTGGGCTGTGTTTGCCGGTACGCCGAAGGGCAAGAACCAATTCTGGGACATCTACGAGACAGCACGGCGCATCCCAGACGAGTGGTTTGTCCTGCGCCTGCCTGCTAGCGAATCAGGCCTGCTGCCCCAGAGTGAACTCAACGCAGCAAAGGCGCAGTTGTCGGAAGACCAGTACCTCCAAGAGTACGAGTGCAGTTTCGAGGCGGCTATCCTCGGCGCGTTCTTCGGCACAGAGATGCGACAGGCAGAGCCGCGTATTAACGAGCGTGTAGTCTTCGAGCCGGGGTATCCGGTACACACAGCATGGGACTTGGGCTACCGCGACGACACCGCGATATGGTGGTATCAGGTCGTGGGCGGCGAGGTGCGCGTTATCGACTTTTTCGCCGTCTCCGGTGCAGACATCCGCGCCATTGCAGAAGTGGTTGTAAACAAGGGTTATCAGTACGGCAAGCATCACCTGCCGCATGACGCACGCGCCAAGAGCCTACAGACGGGGCGCAGCATCGTAGAGCAGTTGGCTGACCACCTCGGCATCAACCATTTGTCCGTGGTGCCGAACATCGGCTTGCAGGACGGAATCCAAGCAATTCGCCAGATGTTGCCCCGAACTTGGTTCAATTCCGTAAAATGTGGCGACGGAATAGAGGCTTTACGCCAGTATCAACGAGAGTATGATGAGGACAAGAAAGCGTTCAGGGCATCACCCCGACACGATTGGACATCACACCCTGCCGACGCTTTCCGTATGTTAGCCGTTGCGTGGAGGGCTGAACCGTCCGCGCAGAGGCCGTTAGAGAGCAAGACCTTGATTGTTGGGCCACAGAATGAGGTCACGCTAAACGATATGTGGCAGGTTCACGAGCGTAGCGTCTCAAGGAGGGCGCGAATATGAGTGGCGTAAATCTTCCGTATCAATACCCCTACGAGACGGTTGCCGTTTCGCAGACCGAGCAGGTGCTTGGCACTAACGGCGCGGCAAACGATTACCTGCATCGCATCGTGGTGACGGTATCAACGGCGCTGACTTCAACCGTCAGCATCATCGACGGCAGCACGACCATCCTTTCCATCCCAGCGAGTACGGCTGTTGGCGTGTATGTCGTGGAACTTGGCCTCAACGCGGCTACCGGCCCGTGGAAGGTCACGACGGGTGCAGGCGCTGCTGTGCTGGCGGTTGGACTGTTTAGCAAATGAACCGTAAGCCCGGACTCTACGCCAACATTCTAGCGAAGCAGGAGCGTATCAAGGCTGGCTCCGGCGAGAGGATGCGTAAGCCCGGAGAGGCTGGTGCGCCGACCGCTAAGGCGTTCCGTGAGTCTGCCAAGACCGCTAAACCAGAGAAAAAGGGTTACTGATGAGCGCAGCGTGGCAGCGTAGTGAAGGCAAGAACCCGAAGGGCGGTTTGAACGCCAAGGGCCGCGCTTCCTACAAAGCCGAGACGGGCGGCACGCTCAAGCCCCCGGTGAAGGGCGGCGACAATCCTCGCCGCGCATCGTTTCTCGCACGCATGGGGAACATGGCTGGGCCGATGGAAAAGAACGGCAAGCCGACACGCCTTGCGCTTGCGCTGCGTGCTTGGGGTGCGTCGAGCAAGGAAGATGCGAAGGCAAAGGCCAGAGCCATCTCTGCGCGAAACAAGAAGGACTAACAGATGGACGAGACCGTTAGCCGAGAACTTGAGAAGTACCTGCGGGTCATCGGCACCTACGAGAACGAGTTTGCCAAGTGGCAGGCTCGGGTGAAGAAACTCGTCAAGCGTTACCGCGACGACACCAGAGGCTCGGGCGGCAACGAAACCGCACGGTTCAACATCCTTTGGAGCAATGTTCAGACGCTCATCCCTGCCGTCTACGCCAAACTGCCGAAGGCTGATGTACAGCGCCGTTTCGGTGACAACGACCCCGTTGGGCGTGTCGCTGCACGGTTGGTCGAACGCGCCATCGACTTTGAGATTGAGCATTACCCCGACTTCCGCTCGACCATGAAATACGATGTCGAGGACAGGTTCCTCGGCGGTCGCGGCACGGCATGGGTGCGGTACGAGCCTCATGTTGCCCCCATTGGCGTAGAGGACGATGGTGTATCCATCACTTCTGCCATCGAACAGGGGGAGGGCGCACCGCCGCCGCTTGAAGAGATTGAATACGAACGCGCCCCGGTCGATTATGTCCATTGGAAGGACTTTGGACACTCACAGGGCCGCACTTGGGAAGAGGTGGGGCAGGTATGGCGCTGGGTCTACATGACCCGTGAGGCGCTTGTAGAGCGTTTCGGCGAGGAAATGGCGCGTCAGATACCGACCGACCAAGGCCCGGAGACGCTCAACGCCTACCGCGACAGCAAGCGTCAGTACAACCTCGCCAAAATCTGCGAACTCTGGGACAAGGAGACGCTGAAGGTCTACTGGTTGTCAAAGGGTATGTCGCACTTCATTGATGTGCGTGACGACCCGCTCAACTTCGAGGGGTTTTTCCCCTGCCCGAAGCCGCTCTACGCCACGACGACCTCGGACAACCTTGTGCCTGTCCCCGACTTCGTGCTGTACCAAGACCAAGCGATGGAGTTGGACATCCTCTCCGACCGCATTGATGGTTTGGTCAAGGCGCTGCGTGTGCGCGGCGTGTACGATGCCAGCCAACCGGCGTTGCAGCGTCTGATGACCGAGGGCGACAACAATGCCCTCATCCCGGTGGACAAATGGGCGGCGTTTAGCGAGAAGGGCGGCTTGAAGGGCAGCGTTGACCTGCTGCCGCTCGACACCATCGCGCAGGCGCTCATCCAATGCTATCAGGCACGCGCTGACATCAAGGGTCAGATATACGAAATCACGGGTATCAGCGACATCATCCGTGGTCAATCTGCGGCTTCAGAAACGGCAACGGCGCAGCAAATCAAGGGTCAATACGCTGGCCTGCGCCTGCGGTCGATGCAGGAAGATGTGGCACTCTTTGCAACCGAGGTCATCAGGCTCAAGGCGCAGGTGATGTGTATGCGGTACCAGCCGCAGACCATCCTCGCTTACTCTGCCGCAGAGCAGATGTCGGACGCTGACAAGGCGCTCATCCCGCAGGCGTTGCAACTCATCCGCGACAAGCCGCTGCGTAACTTCCGCATCGACATCGCCGCTGACAGCCTTGTGCAGATTGATGAGGTGCAAGAGAAGCAGGACAGGCTCCAGTTCCTGCAAGCCTTCGGCGGTTTCTTGCAGCAGGCGCTGCCGGTCGGCCAAGCCTCGCCGGAACTTGTCCCGGTGATGATGGACTTGCTCAAGTACGGCGTGCAGGCGTTCAAGGCGGCGCGTCCGCTTGAGGGTACGATTGACGCTGCAACGGAGCAGTTGAAGCAGATGGCAGCGCAGCCCCGTGAGAACCCCGCCGCGCAACAGGCGCAGATGGAGGCGCAGGCTGAACAGGCCAAGTCGCAGATGCTCATGCAGATTGAGCAGGCCAAGTTGCAGCAATCGGCGCAGGTCGAGGCGCTCAAGGCGCAGAATGACCAGCAACTAGAGCAGATGAAACAGCAGTTCGAGGCGCAACTTGCACAGCAGAAAATCGCCGCAGAGCAGCAGATGGCGAAGTACAAAGCCGACTTGGACGCTGCCACAAAGGTCATGGTCGCCCGTATCTCGGCTAACCCCGGCCTCGACATCCCCGCTCTGGAGCAGCAGCAAGCCGTCACCGAGCGCGTCATGCAGGATATGGGCGGCGAGGTGAGGCAGGCGATGCAGAACCTCGTGGCGCTCTACGGTCAGATGGCATCGTCCAACGACGAGAACATGAAGGGCGTGCGTACTGCCCTTGCCACGCTGACGGCTCCCAAGCGCATCGTGCGTGGGCCTGATGGTCGTGCGGTGGGCGTGGAGGCGGTACAGCAAGCCCTTGAACTGGAGCCGCGACTGCAATGATTACGACGACCAAGGGGATGATGGACGAAGCCCTGCTGGATAAGCGCGAGGGCGAGGTCGATAACGACCACGAACATACCCGTTGGGTGGAATATTGGCATGAGGGCGAGTTGGTGCATCGGTCTGTCCATGTTCACCTGAAGGAAGCCCCGCCCCTCTTTGGCGAACTGGAGAAATTCTGATGGCTAACACGCAGGCAATGTGTACCTCGTTTAAAGTGGAAATCCTCGGCGGCGTACACGCCATTGGCACCCCGCCCACCCGTGGCTCAACCGCGAAGGACACCTTCAAGGCTGCGCTCTACGAGGCCACGGCTACCGTCAACGCTGCCACGACCGCCTATAACGCCTCTGGAGAGGTGTCGGGCGCGGGATATAGCGCAGGCGGCATCACCGTCTCCAACGCCACAGCGCCTACCTCAACGGGAACCACGGCGTATTGGACACCCTCTGCCTCGCTGACCTATACCGGGGTGACCCTGACCACGGCGTTTGACGCTGTGTTGATGTACAACAGCACGCAGGCCGACAAAGCGGTAGCGGTCTACACCTTCGGGTCGCAGACGGTAACGGCGGGTAACTTCATCCTGACCATGCCGACCAACGATGCGTCAACCGCGCTTCTGCGGATTGCGTGATGAGTCGTGGCAAAAGGGCCGTGGAATACAGGTACATGGGATGACGCGCAATGGGACAGCCTCCCGGTCACCAGCGTCACCGGAACAGGCGGCGTCGGTAGCCTCGGCACCCAGCAAAGCGTCACGCTCACGGGCAACGCTGCAACGGGTGAGACGGGAAGCGTCGGAGCAAGCCTTGAGACGGGCCTTACGGGTGTCAGCGCCGTTGGAGTCGTTGGAGATGAAACCGATTCGGTCGAGGTTGCCCTTTCCGGTGTGGGAGCATCTGGTCAAACAGGTGTTGTTAACCTTCAAGGAGAGGCTGCACTTGCCGGTGTGGAAGCGACCGGAGCAACCGGCACCCTCACCGCCTCCGTCCAGCCCATCATCGTCATCGGCGATTCCCACGAAGGCGATAAAAAGCGCAAGAAGCATTGGGAAGAAGAGCAAGAAAAACGCGAGAGGCGCAAGCAAGAGTTAATCTCGGTTTACGAACAACTGCTTGAGGCACGCCCAGAGATTGCCGAAACGATTGTAGAGCCGCATATAACTGTTAACATCGCACAACCAACAATTAACTGGGACTCCCTGTTAACTGACATTGATAGGGTTGAGCGATTGATGCGAGAGCATCAGGAAATGGACGACGAAGAAGTATTGTTGCTGCTATGAAACGAACTTATGTAATGGTTGACGGTGAGTTTGTCGAGCGCAAGCGTGACGCAAGCGGTCGGCATCACTACATCATGCCGGACATTGCGCCGTACAAGTCGATGATTGACGGGCGCATGATTACCTCCCGTTCGCAGCATCGTCTGCACCTCAAGGCTCACGGCTGCGTCGAGGTTGGCAACGAAGACCCGACAAAGTTCGTCAGCAAGCAAAAACCCAAGAACAATCGAGTGGATGTGCTGCGTCACCAGTTGTCGAGCATGACCCACTCGGATGCCAACAAGTTGTTGTCGCGGTTGCGCGATGAAATCCGATTTACCCACGACCCCCACAGGAGACGGTAATGGAACAGGCCCCACAGGCAGAGACGCTCGACCGCAAGGAGTTGCTTGAACAGCAGTTTGAGCAGAGCGAGGAAACCCCTTCACAGGGGCGGGACGAGCAAGGCCGCTTTGCGGAGGTTCAAGAGCAACCCGCAGAAGCCGCCGAAGAACCCCTGTGGCGCAAGCCGCCTGCTTCGTGGAAGAAGGAATATCACGAACATTGGGCAAAGGCTGACCCCAAGATTCAAGAATACGCTTGGCAACGCGAAGAACAGATGAAGCGCGGCGTAGAGCCGTTGCTCTCCAAGGCGCAGTTTGCCGATGCGATGAATCAGGCGCTGGAGCCGTACCTGCCGACCATTCAGGGGCTGGGCTTGAAGCCAGAGCAGGCGGTTGCCGCTCTCGCGCAGGCCGATTACACGCTGCGTAATAGCCCCCCGGCGCAGAAGATGCAATACCTGACGCAATTGGCTGCGTCTTACGGCATCAACCTTAACCAAGTCATGCAGGGTGGTCAGCAGACCGCCCAACCCTCCATCGACCCGATGGTGTATCAGTTGCAAAACGAACTGAACACCGTCCGTGGCGAGGTCATGGGGTGGAAGCAACAGCAGGAGATGGCTGAAAACCAGACCCTGCTAAACGAAATCAACAGTTTCTCGATGACGGCTGAACACTTTGAGGAAGCGCGTCCGACGATGATTCAGTTGCTCCAATCTGGGGTGGCTGAAACGCTGGACGATGCTTACGAAAAGGCAATTAGGCTTGATTCGGATTTGTTTGACAAAGTGCAATCGGCCCGACAGGCAGAGGTTTCACAGCGTCAGGCAACAGAGAAGAACCGTGCGGTGAAAATTGCACGGGCTGCTGCGGTCAGCGTCAGAGGTTCCACACCCGGAACTAACACGGCTCCCAAGGCGCATAGTCGCCGCGCAATGTTGGAAGAAGCGTTTGAAGAATCCAACTCGCGGTTGTAACCAACTGATATAGGAGCATTGAAATGGCTTATGCCAATTCCAGTATCAGCGACATTATCGCTACTAACATTCAGAGCCGTAGCGGTGAACTCGCTGACAACGTGACGAACAACAACGCGTTGCTTCGTCGTTTGAAGGAGCGCGGGAACGTCAAGACGTTCTCGGGCGGTAATGTGATTTTGCAAGAAATCATGTACAACGACACCACCACGAACAACACCAATTCGTACTCTGGGTACGAGGTGCTGAACGTTGGTCAGAACTCGCCCATCTCTGCGGCGCAGTTCAGCATCACGCAGTACGCGACTGCTGTGTCCATCTCGGGTCTGGAGATGATTCAGAACTCGGGTAAGGAAGCCATCATCGACCTGCTTGACGGTCGTATGGAGGTTGCCGAGGCGCAACTGGCGAACCGCATCAGCGGTGACCTGTACGGTGACGGCACCGGCAACGCGGGTAAGAACCTCACGGGTCTTGCTGCCGCTGTGCCGGATAGCCCGTCAAGCGGCACCTACGGCGGCATCAACCGTCAGGCGTGGCCGTTCTGGCGTTCGGTGGCCTTCTCGGCTACGGGCGACGGCACGGGCGCTGTCACTAGCAGCAACATCCAAGGTTACATGGATTCGGTTGCGGTGCAGTTGATTCGCGGTACCGACAAGCCTGACCTCATCGTTGCCGACAACAACTACTACAAGTTCTACTTGCAGTCGTTGCAGGCTATCCAGCGCATCACGGACTCCGGTTCGGGCATGGCTGGTGCTGGCTTTGCCTCGCTGAAGTATTTCGGCGCTGGCATGGCCTCGGATGTGGTGCTCGATGGTGGTATTGGTTCGTCGTCGTATAACGGCGGCGTTGGCAATGCCAACCACATGTGGTTCCTCAACACCAAGTACCTGATGTTCCGCCCCCACAAGGACAGAAACTTTGTCCCGATTGGCGGCGACCGTCAGGCTGTCAACCAAGACGCTAAACCTACGATTCACTAATGGCGTCTATAAACCCTCTCTGATTGACTTGGAAACCCGGAAGCGGGCAACAGGGGCCAAGCGAAAGCAGGCTGAACGACTAAGTGAGAGGGGGCGAACGAAAAAGGTTCGCCATGCGATAGTCTGAACTGCGGTATAACCAAAGAAGCCGCAGAGGGTGACCCGAAGAGGTTGCCCCGCCATCCGAAAGGGTGGTCAGTAGCCGAAAGGCGAAGTAACAGAATGATTGTGAAACTGATTGGCTGGGCGGGTAACCTTACCTCGTCCGGCCCGCAGTTCTGCGGCGTGTTGATTAACTGATAGGGGATACGAAAATGACTGTTATTGTTAACGGGTTTGCGTACCCTGCTCTCGGTAATACCGACTCGACCCCTGCCATTAATCCCGGCACGGTCGTGACGCTCGATGATGGTGGTTTGGCGGTGTATGTGCAGGCGGCTTCGGCTATCTCGCAGTACAACGCTGTTTGCATCCCTGCGACCAATGTCGTAACCAACGCGACGACGGCGCGTGTTGCTGATACCAAGCGTATCGGCTTCGCGCAGGTGTCGATTGCGTCCGGCTACTACGGCTGGGTGCAGTTGGGCGGCAAGGTGCGGGTGAATGTGTCGGCTTCCTGCCTCCCGGCGGTTGCCCTCTACACCACCAGCACCGAAGGCCGGTTGGATGATGCCACCGTGTCGGGCGCTCTGGTCGCTGGCGTGGTCACGGAAGTGACCGCCTCGGCTACCTCGGCTATGACTGCGGTTGCAGCGTTCACCATGGTTATCCCGGTTCCGTCTAACGCGACCCCGTAACCATGCAAAAACTGGAACTCACGGTGCAGGCGGCTGGCAAACCGGAGGAACTTTGTTCCAACATTCGCTCGTCGCTTGCCCGTGGGTTGCCAGAGTTGGCCCCTGCTCTCTGCACCCACGATGGAACATTCGTGTGTGTAGCGAGTGGGTGGTCAATGCCTAGTTTCGTAGAGGACATCCGGGCGCATCAGAAGGCTGGTCGTCCCATCGTCGCTGTAAAGGCCGCACACGACTTCCTGTGCGAGAACGGCATTGAGCCTGACCTGTGGGTCAACCTTGACCCCCGTGACCGCACAAGCGGTATTCAGCGCCATAACGCGCACACCACCTACCTCGTTGCCTCTCGCTGCCCCCCGGTCACCTTCGACACGCTGAAAGAGCGCAAGGTCGTCCTGTGGCACTCATGGGCTGAAGGGCCGGAGATGAAGGCGCTGGGCGCTGGCAAGTTAGCGGTCGGCGGCGGCACCACCTCGGGGATGCGTGCCATCAACATCGGGTATCTGCTTGGCTTTCGCAACTTTGTGTTGTACGGGTACGACAGTTGCAATCGGGCTGACGGCATCAAGCGGTTTACCGGCGAGATGACCGGCCCGACGATGGATGTGTATGTGGGCGCAGAAAAGCGCAAGTTCACCTGCAATGCTGCGATGGCGCAGCAGGCAAACGAGTTCCAGATGATTTACTCCGTGATGCCAGAAATCACGGTTGAGGCCAAGGGGCCGGGGTTGATTGCCGCCATCATCGAAGAGCGCCGCAAGATGGCGTTGGCTGCTTGAGATGGCGATACCCTCACGGGTGCTGGGCGCAGGCGTAGACAGTCTCAAGACCGTCTCCATCTGCGGCGACGGCATCAACACAGCGACCGCTGCCGGAACCTCGGCAGGCAACGCGCTGCAATTGACTTATGTTTACACCAATGTAGACAGCGCGGCGGTTGGCACGGGCGTAAGACTTCCACCGACGGAGATGGGCGAAACCGTCATCGTTAAGAACAGCACCGCCAACCCAATCACGGTGTACCCGTATGACTCGAACAGCACTATAAACAACGCTGGCTTTGGCACGATTAACCCCGACTGTTCGGGGATGTTCTTTGCCGTAAGTAACTCGCTGTGGGAAGAACTGCAAGGTTTTGGTCGCGCTGTCCCCCTTCTGCATTACGGGGCGTTTTCCGACACCACCACGCAGGTTGCTGCGTCGATTGATGTTGCCTACGGCATGGTGTTTAACACCACCGACAGCAGCAACGGGGTGTCTGTCGGGTCGCCTACCTCGCGGCTCGTTGCAGACTTCCAAGGTGTCTACAATGTGCAATTCTCGGCGCAATTGGATAAAACCTCTGGCAGCGCGGCAAACATCTACATTTGGCTTCGTAAGAACGGAACCAATGTGCCAAACACGACTACGGTTGTAACCTTGCAGGGCAGTTCTGCCAAAGCGGTTGCAGCGTGGAACTACATCGTTCAACTTGACGCTGCCCAGTATGTAGAATTGATGTGGGCAACAGACGATACGGATGTTAAAATTCTTGCGGCTACCGCCACAAGCGTTTGGCCTGCGACTCCATCAGTCATTGCAACTGTCACACAGGTCAACAACCTGTGATTTCTTCCCTCACCTCCCCACAGGAGTAAACGACGATGCCTCTAGATAGCGACATTTTCAACGCGGACGAGCAACTCCAAGTCGAGTTCTACATCGCAAAGGATGTAGACCCGAAGTGGGATGGCAAGCCGTTTGTGCGTATCAACATTCCCGGCGATAAGACGACCATCATCGAGCAGCCGATGAATGAAGACCACAAGAAGCGGTTTCCGCGTCAGTATCTCTATTTCCAGATGAAGCAAAACGAGCAGGATGCCCCCGCAATCGGCACCTCGCTTGATGTCTGGTTTACCGATGGCAACGGCGACATTACCCGTGGACACATTGAGGAACTTCGTATCTTGAAGTTCCAGACCGTAGAGCAAATTGCTAACGCATCCGATTCGCAGTTGCAGCGCATTGGCATGGGTGGCCCCGGTTTGCGTGAGAAGGCAAAGGCGTTTCTTGCAAAGCGGAATCGCTCGGAAACCGAAAACCAATTGGACGACACCAAAAAACAACTGGCAGAACTTCAGGCGCAGATGGCAGCGTTGATGACGCGCAAGGCTGGTCGCCCGAAGAAGGAAGCCGTTGCGGAGAGTTAACGAATGAGCACCACAACCATGTTGGCGTTGGTTCAGCAGGTCACCGCTGAACTAGGTTTACCGATACCGTCTACGGTGGCGGGTAACCCCAATCAGGATGTGGTGCAGATTCTTGCCCTGATGAACGCCTCGGGGTACGAGTTGATGCGGCGTGCTGACTGGCGCGAACTGACCAAGCAGTACACCTTCTACACCGAGGCCATCAGCACCACGGGTACATGGACGACCTCGGCATATACCATTACCGGCATCCCCGATACCTCGCTTATCGACTCGACCTATCAGGTGCAGGGCGTTGGCATCCCCAATGCCACCTATGTAACGGGCGTGTTGTCTCCCTCGGCTGTCTCTATCAACTACGAGCCGACAGAGGCGCAGGTCGGTGGCGGTCTGGTGTTCCAAAAGGTCAAGTACGGCCTGCCCTCGGATTACTACAGCAGCGTCAACCGCACGCATTGGGACAAGAGCAAGCGTTGGGAGATGCTCGGCCCAGAGTCGCCGCAACAATGGGAATGGCTGCTCTCGGGCTACATCTCGACCGGCCCCCGCATCCGTTACCGCCTGCTCGGCAAATACTTCCAGATTTGGCCCGGAATGAACGCTGGCGAGTTGCTTGGCTTTGAGTACCGCAGCAACGCATGGGCAGAAAGCGTTGCGGGTGCCGCCAAGACTTCGATGACGGCAGACAACGACACCTGCATCTATCCCGACCGTGTAATGGTGCTGTCTACCAAACTCAAGTATTTTGAGGCAAAGGGCTTTGATACGACCGCCATCTTCCGCGACTACCTCGCTGAACTTGAGACGGCTGTCGCACAGGATACGGGCGCTGCCAACCTCTCGTTTGCCCCGCGTCCCGGTACGGTGCTTATCGGCTACGACAACATCCCTGACAGCGGCTACGGGTACGAGAACTAATGGCTGTTTCTCGTCGCCTCGTCCAACGCTCTGCGGCAAATGTTGCAAGCCTGCCGTCGCCCGTGGGCGGTTGGAACGCTCGGGATTCTCTCGCCAACATGGCACCCACGGATGCCGTGCAGTTGGACAACTACTTCCCCGGCGTATCCAATGTTGTCCTGCGCGGCGGCTATGTGAAGCACGCCACGGGGTTTCCCGACGATGTAGAAACCCTGATGACCTACAGCGGCGGCACCTCTGACCAGTTGTGGGCGGTGTCAGATGGCAAGTTCTACAACGCTACATCTGCGGGTGCTATTGGCGCGGCGGCGGTCAGCGGACTGACCAACTCCAAGTGGGAATACACCAATGTCACGACCGCAGGTGGCAACTACCTGTATGCCGCTAACGGTGTCAACACGCCGTATCTTTACAACGGCTCGACTTGGACAAGCATCACGGGTTCATCCTCGCCTGCCATTACGGGCGTTACGACCACTACGCTTAACTCTCCGACGCTCTTTAAGAATCGCGTATGGTTTATCGAGAAAAACACGCTGAAGGCATGGTACCTGCCGACCTCTAGCGTTGGCGGCGCGGCACAGGTTCTCGACCTGTCATCCATTGCGCGTCTGGGCGGCGTGTTGGTGTCGATGGCCTCGTGGACAATTGACGCTGGTTACGGCGTGGATGACAACCTTGTATTTGTCACCGACAAGGGCGAGGTAATCGTCTACCGTGGCACCGACCCCTCATCTGCGTCCACATGGGCGCTGATTGGCGTGTGGATTGTGGGTGCGCCTATCGGCACCCGCTCCCTGATGAAGTACGGCGGCGACCTCTTGGTGCTGACGCTTGACGGGCTGATTCCGATGGCCTCGGCGCTTCAGTCCTCGCGGCTCGACCCCAACATCGCGCTATCGGACAAGATACAGGGTGCGTTTGCGGCGGCTGCTGCGGCGTATAGAGACAATTTCGGGTGGTGCATGTTGTACAACCCGAAGAACAACGCCCTAATCGTCAATGTTCCGGTGCGTGAAGGCGCACAAGAGCAGTTTGTGATGAACAACATCACGAAGGCGTGGTGCAGGTTTACAAACTGGAACGCTTTTCATTTTGGGTTGCTTGACGATACGCCGTACTTTGGCGCTGCAACTTTTGTGGCAAAGGCTTGGACGACGGGTAGCACCGGCTACATTGATGACACAAGCAACATAAACGGCAAGATTCTCCAAGCCTTTAACTACTTCGAGACTCGCGGCGTAAAGAAGATTTTTACACGCGCACGGCCTAGCATTTTCAGCAACGGCACCCCGTCTGTGCGGGTTGGCATCAATGTCGATTTCAACATTTCAGACAATGTTGCCCCGATATCGTTTTCTACTCCGCTGACTGCCCTGTGGGACAGCGCGTTGTGGGATACGGCTGTGTGGGGTTCTGACCTTGAGATTCAGAATAATTGGCAGGGCGTTACCGGCGTTGGCTACTGCGGGTCAGTACAGTTTCAGAGCAGCAGCAACAAGTTAGCGATTCAATGGGCCTCAACTGATGTGGTGTATCAACTCGGATGGGCTGGCATATAACAAGCGGCCCCGAGGTGGGCGAATGGGTCTGTGGGCATACGGGCGGCGGGTATCACGCTGAACGCTCTAACGCCATCGGACTGCGTAAGGGAGAGAACATTGTCGGCGGCGTGGTTTACGAGAATTGGAACGGGCGCAGCGTGGTTTGCCACATCGCCATCTCTGACCGCTTAACCCCCGCTTACATTGCAGCCATGTTTGACTATCCTTTCAATGTCTGCGGGGTTGACAAAATCATCGCCCCCGTGGGCAGTAAAAACGCGAAAGCCATCAGGCTTGTGCGTAAAATGGGTTTCACCGAGGAAGCGCGTCTAAAGGATGCCGACACCGACGGTGATATTGTTTTCCTGACCATGACACGCGAGGCGTGTCGTTATTTAGGACACCGTTATGGGAAAAAAATCACCGGCACCGCCGCCAGCGCCTGATTACGCAGGTGCAGCGCAACAACAGGGCATTGCCAACCTAGAGGCGGCACGCCTTACTGCGCGGCTTTCTAACCCCAATATCATTACCCCCCTCGGTGGTCAGCGTGTGACCTACGGGCGACCGCAATTCAACCGCGCTGCGTATGACGCGGCGATGGCTAACTATCGTGCGCGTAACCCGCAGGCACCGGCTACCGGCGCACCGCAGAGCGCACCCTCAACTGTTGGCGTTGGTGGCGGCGCTGCCATGCCCACCACGGGCGGCGGTGGCGTGCAGATGGGCGGTGGCGGTATGTATGGCGGCGGCGTTGACCTCGGCGTTACGCCCGAACCTACGGCATCAAAGGCCGACGGTATGCCTGCTGCGCGGCGCGAGGCTCTGGGAATGGGCGATGACCGCGCATACACGCAGGGCGGTCGAGCCGACTTCACCACGCTCCCTACCGGAGCGCAGGTTCCTACTGCCATGCTTATCGGCGGCGGTCGCTTTGATGCGTCCGGCATGGGGCCGGGACAGACGCAACGGTTTAATCAAGGCTACGGCGGCGGGGAGTACATGGGCGATGTGATGCCCACCCGCGAGATGTTCACCGAGATGGTGGACTTGGACACCCCGACGATTGAGCAGTACTTGACCCCCGAGGCACAGGCGACCCTAGAGGCGCAGCAGCGGGTGGAGCGTGCGTTGTCCGGCCTTGGCGAACAGGCCATCGGGCGCGTGCAAAATGTCTACGGCACGGATTTCACCCCGCAGGGGCTTCCGGCGCAACAATTCAACTTTGGCGGTTATGGCAACCTGCCGACCGTTCCCGAGTTGCAGGGTCGCGCACGCTCTGATGTGTCGGCGCTGCCGGTTAACTTCGGCCCCACGGCAGGTCAGTACGGAATGGCTGCGGGTGGGCCACAAGGGTTAAACCTCGAAGGGTTCGACGCTTCTGGGTTGGGCATGGCAGCAGGTGGGCCAAGCGGAGGCGCGTTTGGTGCGGCGCAGGGCGGCGTGGGCGCTCCGTCGCTTCGAGGCCAATATGACCTGACAGGCGTGGGCGATGTTGCCAGAGCGCCGGGGGCTGCTGCGATGGCGCAGGGCGGGCCTATGGCTCCGGGGCTGCAAGGGCAGTTAGATACCTCGCAACTTGCCGCAATGCCGGTAAACGCTGGCATGACGGCGCAACAGGCCATCATGTCGCGCCTCGACCCGCAATTGCAGCGCCAACGGGCGCAACTTGAGACACAGTTGGCGAATCAGGGCTTGGTGCGTGGCGGCGAGGCGTATGGCGCTGCCATCACCGAGCAGCAACAACAGGAAAACGACCTGCGAACACAGGCCGCGCTACAGGGCATTAGCCTTGATATGGCGGCACGCCAGCAGGGGTTAGGTGAGGCACAGACCCTTGGCGGCTTTGCCAACCAAGCGGCTCTGGCGGGGTTTGGCGCGGGTCAACAGGCTACCGCAGCGCAAAACGCAGCAGCGCAGCAAAATTTCCAGAACGAATTGGCTAGGCAGGCTGCTGCAAACCAAGCGCAACAGCAAGCGTTTGGGCAACGGGCGCAGGCCGGTCAGTTTGGCAACGAGGCGCAATTGGCGGCGTTCCAAGCGGCGATGCAGAATCAGGCTGCGGGTAATCAGGCCATCGGGCAGAACTTCGGTCAGGCGCAAGCCGCGCAGGCAATGGCAAATCAAGCGCAGGCACAGAACTTCCAGCAGCGTATGGCGGCGGGTGAGTTTGGGCGGCAGGGTCAGTTGTCGTCGTTCCAGACGCAGCAGGCGGCGCAGGACGCGGCTAACCGTGCCATCGCGCAGAACTTCCAACAGGGCTTGGGCGCGGCGGGTGCGTACAACGCTGCTGCCGGTCAGCAGTTTGGGCAGGAAATGGACATTGCTGGGCTGTATAACGCCTCGCTTGCCCAGAACCAACAGGCGGCATTGCAGCAGGCGCAGGCTCAAGCGGCGCTCCAAGCACAGGGCTTCAACCAAGCGCAGGCGGCGGCATCGTTCCAGAACGCCCAGCGTCAGGCGGCGTTGCAAGAGCAGTTGGCGCTTCGGGCGCTCCCGCTTAACGAGGTCGCAGCCATCATGGGCGGCGCACAGGTACAGATGCCGCAGTTCCAAGCCTATCAGGGCGCAGAGGTGGGAGCGGCTCCCATTTTCGGCGCTACGCAGGCGGCGGGTAACTTCGCGCAACAAAACTACCAGAATCAGATTGCACGCCAGAACGCGCAGATGGGGCTGTACGGTAGCGTGCTTGGCGGTCTAGGTGGCGGCATAGGTCAAGCGGGTAGTGTTTCCAAATTCTTCGGGTAAAAATATGAGAACCCCTTACCAAACCTTTAACGCTCCCCCTATGATGAACGGCGGTCGCGGTCAGCGCATGGCGCGTATGCTCCAGATGCAGGGCCAGAGCCAGCAGGTGAGCAACAACGCAGGGGCGCAGAGTGATATGCAGTATTCGCCCCCGCAAAACGCTGCCGACATCAACCGTGCGCCGCGTCAGTTCCTGCGGCAGTACCCGAAAATGCCAAAGTCGCCGGGGATGACCAACCCGCAGGGTGGCCCTGACCGGGGAGGGTTTGAAAATGGCTGACGAACGCTACAAAACAGTCTCGATGTTTGCGCTTCCAGACGAATACCAGCGGCAAGCCTCCGAGGCACGCCGTCGTCGCCGTATGGCAGAGATGTTGGCGCAGCAGGCGTACCAGCCGGGGGACATCCAGAACGCCCCTATTCCTCGCGGAGCGCCCTTGGTGCAGGGTCTGCAAGCGTTCCTTGCCGCCCGTGGCGAACGCAAGGCAGAGGAAGCCGAAGAAAGCGCAATGAAGGCGCAAACCCGTGAGGCACGGGATTTCCTTCGTGCGTTAACCGAACCTGCCAAAACGATGACGATTGGCGAAGCCGCAATGCAAGACATTGCACAAGCGGGAACGCCGGAACTGGTAGACGGTCGGTTGGAATACCGCAAGACCGCTATGCCTGCCCCGACTCCAGAAATGGTTCCGCAAGCAGGCCCACAAGTGCGCTTGGGGCGCAGACCGGAAGATGACCAAGTGTATATGCCAACCGCAACGGGTCGAGAAACTGACCCGCAACGCATGGCTGCAATGCTTGCCAATCCTCAATACAAGGCTGAATTTACGCCCGAACAAAAGCGTGCGCTTGCCCTTGAGGGCGTGTTGACCAGTCAGAACCCGCTTGTGCAGAAAATTGGGCAGATGCAATACGGGGCAATGCAGCCTTCGCAGATAGATGTTGGCGCGGTAAATCTTTCTGACCTTACGCCGGACAGCGCACGAAAGTTTGCGCGTAGCCGCAACCCGAATGACATTGAATATCGTGCGTCGGAGGTAAAGCCTGAAGCCGTGTCAAGCCTTGGTCGAATGATTGCCGAACGAAAAGCAATTTTTGATAAAGACCCGACCGACCCAAGGATTGCTGATTACGATAGAGCAATTAAGAAAGAAACCAACATACCGGGGCCATCCGTTGTTACTTACGGTACGCCAATGCCTGCCGTAGACGCGCAAGGCAACCCTGTATTTATTCAACCGTCGCGGTCTGGCGGTGCTCCGTCTGTTTTGCCGGGATATACGCCTCCTTCTGGTAAAGAAACTCCGCCCACAGTTTCTGAGGCAACCTCTGGGTGGAATGTTGGTCGCATTGTAAATGCAGCAAACGCTATTCAACGCGCTATTGAAAAAGACCCTTCTGCAATAAAACCAAGCGTGCAAGAATTTGCGGCTGGAATGGTAAGCGACGAGGCTGCAAACGCTGCAAGAAGTCCGCAGCGTCAAATTGTTGTTGGCGAACAATCAGACTTGCTTGATGCGTATCTTACTCTTGCAACCGGCGCTGCTTATACCGACCCACAATTTAT